TGTAGCCTCGTCACCGTACCACAGCTTATTACTGTTGGCGCTATTCTCATCGAACAATGTATCCAAACGATGGCGGTTTTCCTTCCGTGCTACTGTGCTGGCAGTAGACTCCAAATGCTGAGAGACATATTTCACAATGTCTTTATCTTCGCCCGGCGTTCCGGCACGCTCTAAACGAGTACGAGCCTTGGCGTTCTGTGATGTCAAACCAGTTACCAACCGCTCACGTTCTTTAGGTGTGAGCTGTACTTTAAACCGATTGAGGATGCTGACTACTTCGTTAAGGTTAGTCTCTGTGTTGACGCTCACTTCTTGGCGAGCAGTCTCTGCTTCAGCCCGTAATGCCACTGGCATTACTCTGTACTCACCATCCACAAGTACTTCTAACTTAACCCCATCTTCAATATCAAACAGGTCAGTTACACGCGATGCCAGTGACTCAGCCTCGTGTCGGTTTTCAACTTGGTAGTATGGTAGGCTTTGTCTCCACTGCTCGGAGATCTTCAGTACTTTACCAGTCGTAGGATCATAGGCTTGCATACGGACTTGCCATGCACCCTCACGACCGAATGGTATATAACTACCAGCTATGGATCGTTTTGCATAACGCTCTGCGTCAAGTGAAGATAATTCAAACAAGGCTAGGTTCTGGATATCCTGTTGGATCTGGAATCTGTTCTGCCCGCTGATTGATGCACCTTCTTTAAACTCATTTATGCTTGTCGATACATCGTCACGCTGGTTCTCATCGAAGTATTCTGCCACTGTCGCGTTTCTATCTGTGTCCTTGCCGATAATAGCTGCGTTAAACGCGGCCATAAATTCGTCGGCTTTCTCCACACTATCAGGGTTAAAAACAGTTATCCCTTTGTTGTCCACGGTAGAGTTTTCGTTGCGTAGTTCTAGGAACTTATCCTCAACAATCTGTAGGAACGCTTTGTCACCTTCTGTTAGTCTTCGTCCGAGTATACCCTCGATACTTGCCTGTACTTTAGCCCGCTCACCAGAAGCCGCCGCGTAATTAGCCAACAACATATCTATTGCTGACTGATCCATAGTGTCACGGACTTCGTTGTAGATCTTCCACACGTTGCCATCTTCAGCAAGGTCAGGTATGGCAGGAAACTCTTGTTCAACTGTGGCAGTGTAGGAATCAGCATCCAGAAGTATCTGGTACTCTTTGTTGATCGACGCTATCACTTTAGGATCTTTGGTCTTTGCAAGCTCAGCGTCACGCTCTGCGGTTATTTGCGCACGGCCTTCGTCATCCATTGGGCGAGGTACATTGATCTCGTATGTAAACCCCTTCTGGAAATCTTCGATGGTAAACTTACCCATCTTAGACAGCTCGTTGAATGCTTCTTGATCCAGCCTTGCTTCGCCGCCTACAACCTGTACTAAATTTGGTATATTTTTGAGTACCTCTTCAGTCACCGCAGGGAGTTTAACGCGAGACGTTACCGTCAGCATTTCACCGGCTTGGTTTATCTCTGCTTCTGTAGCACCTTGTCCGAAGGTAAACCCAAACAACTCCCCAGTGGGGCGAAGCGCAGTGGCCATCATGTGGTTGTACTTGTTACGCAGTACGTTTACTTTCTGTACTGTATCCCGAAGGATTCTAAACAACTCCCTATACCCTAAGTTATCACGTGCAGAGAAGTTCATGGTCTTGAGTTCGCTCAGGACTTTCTCACCAAAATCTGCGGCGTTTACTTTGTATTTGTTAAGTTGCTCAAAGAACTCTGCTGTGCCAGTAATGCCACCGTTCTCACCTACGTTATTGTACCCACCTGCTATACGACCAAGCGAATCATAATGCGATGTGGAGTAGCGACCAGATCCTAGTGGATCTTCCATGCGTTCAAAGCTCTGTACTGCCGCGCCTACCTCACTGGGTATAAACATCTGACCTGAGATATTGCCATTGCGCACGTACCTGCGTGATTGACTGACCAGATAGCGAGCGTAGTCATCCTCGAACTTGATACCCACCTTGTTGAGTGCGTTCTTGATTAGGTTCCAGAACCGAGCGATTACGTTGGTGTCCAGTGATCCGGCCATATCAGCCAGAACTTCTTCAGTGGCCTCAATCTTAGATATGTTTCTGGCCTCAGCCGCTTGGTCTGCTAAGTCTCTGATGTATTGAGACTCGTTGTATATCTTATCCAGTGCGGCATTGAGCTGACGCTCACTCATAAGACCACGGAATCCATAGTGCCCAAGCGTTTCGTGCGCCAGTACAAACTTAAGCTGACGTTCTGTCACTACACGATCAGTAAAGATAATGACGTTGTTCTTGCCGAATGAATACCCTACTGCTGGCGCAGTGTCAAAGTCACCTTGTGGCCTAGCGGCTACAGCCTGTCCATACAGCTGGGGGTTGCGGCGTTGGAAATCCTCTTGGCTCTTGTAGATGTATACCTTGGGCGCTTTGGCTAGCTTCTTAACGAACGAAGCCACGGTCATCTTAACTTTGCCAACGGGCAAGGACTTGCGTATTGGTGCGCCATCGTCGGTGAAGAATCGTCCATCGCCTAGGTCTTCGTCAATTACTACGTCAATACCATAGGTATTCCAGTCCTCAAGCGTAAGTGTGTCGTCTTCAATAGCACGGAGTGCTTCAATATCCATGCGTGCATCACGCTCTTGCTGGCGAATTTGTTCTTCAGTTAATACTTTAGTAACGATACGCAACTTGTTGTTAACTATCTGAACCTTGGGAGTACCATCCGCGTTAAAGAACTCACTCAGCGTTCTACCACTGGGAGTATCGAAGTCCGGATCTTCTACTGCGTCATATAAATCAGTAAGTTTTTCAATGGTTTGTGTGCGTTGCGCCTTAGGCATAATGGTTGTACGCCCGTTAACTTCAGATATTAAGTCAGACAGTTTGCGCTCTGCATTATCACGAGCGTCATTGATCGGTTTGTCTTTGGTAGTTTTGGGTGCTGATACGCCACCTTCCGCAAACTCAGGTGGTAAATTGCGTATGGTTGCTAAGCGCTTGGCTTCTTTGAATACTCCAGCATCTACGATAGCTTTGAACAGAGGAGTAAATTCTCCTTTGTTATTCCCTTTCTCGTAGACTGCCGCAAATCCTGCTTTATAACGCACAAGTTTTAGTAGTATACTTTTGAATGTGTCATCCCTTGGTATTTCATTAAGGAACCCATTGGCTTTCGTATCTAATTTTTGCTCACGCATGTTCGAGTCAGCTGTAAAGGCGTACTCCATAACATTATAAAGCGCCAATTCATATTCGCCTACGCTCCGCGTAGTCTCTGCTGTCTCGATACTATCATCCAAGATCCGTGTATCAGACCAATCTTCTACGATCTGTGTGACTTCTTCTTCCAGCGTAGGTGCAGGAGCAGGTGCAGGAGCCGCAGGTTCCGTGCGTTCACGTGGTATTTTCTGTACTACTTTTTCTTTTTCGGTTTTCTTGCCGCGCTTAAGGCTATCGCCACGGCCTGCTCTTGGGCCTTCTTCTTCGACTGGGGTCGGCTCGACCCGAGCTTCCCTGTCTTCTTGTATGACTCCATCATCTCGCTTACGTTTGAGCTTACGACGCGCTGGCTGCTTCCTTTCTTGAGTGGCATCTGCTGGGGCCTCTTGGGTTGGCGTTACTTCGGGGGTAACTTCGGGGGTAACTTCGGGGATCGGCTGTCTACGACGATTAAGTTCTTCGATAACAGTAGTAGCCACTTCATTAGAAACGTCTGCACCATATGCGTTAAGAGTCAGTCGCCCCCTAAGAGTTTGTAAGTCCTCGTCTGTATAGGTTGGCAAGTCACGCAGTATCTGCTGACTGATTGGGTTTACCGCAGGTGTAGGTGTAGGTGTAGGTGTAGGTGTAGGTGTAGGTGTAGGTGTAGGTGTAGGTGTAGGTGTAGCTTCGGGGGTTACATCTACTATGCCTAAATCAGCGCGCTCTTCTGGAGTTAAAGAAGCCACGAACTCTGGTCTTAGTGTTACTGCCGAGCCTTGCATAGCCCCCGAAGTTGGTGCAGGCTGTTCAGCACGCGGAGCGCGAGGAGCGCGAGGACGACCTTCAGCCGCCGCAGAGGGTTCACCACGAAGGGTAAGCAAAGGTAACTGTCCTGCCTCTCTAGCAGTGCGCAAGAACTCCTGTCTTGATTCTCTAGTTACTTCTGGTTGCGCGGTTTCTTCTACTCGTGCGGCTTCTTCACGCAATGCCTTGCGCAGTTGTTTGGCACCTTTCTTTTTCTGTGCTTTAGACAGACGACCACGGCGTAGATCCAGTGGTAGTTGCTCAGGCCCTCTCTCTTCAAGCGGTGCGCTTGGGCGTTCTACAGGCGTTGGTCTTTCAGCAAGGCGTTCTGTTGCTTCTGCGTCTTCAAATATCTGTAGTTGACGGGCTGTTGTTGCATCCCTTTGCATCGTGGCAAGTTCGGCTTCGCGCTGTGCTTCGGCTTTTGCCTGCTCCTCAGCAATAAGTTGTGAGTCTCGTTGCCTAGCAAGCGCCTCACCAAGCGCCGTACGTAACGCAGTACGACCTTCTTCAATTCCGAATTGTTCTGGTGGCGGTGGTTCTGCAAACTGTAGTACCCCCTGTTGTGGACTGACCTCAGTAGCCGGAGTTACAGGTGGAATAATCTGCATCTCAGGACGCGCTTCCAAAAGACCAGCAGTTACTGGGCGCAGTTCACCTACTTCAGTAGGCTCCATCCTATCTAACAACTCAGCTTGTGTTAACGCCTCCGGCCCCTCAGTAGGTAGGTCAGTAAATAAGTTCAGTACCCCCTGCTCACGGCCTGCACCTACTCCGGGTATCCCAGTTACAATAGGTATAGTCTCATCAGTAGGCGTGGCTAAATCTGGCGTAAGCTCTTGAGAGGCCGCGTTGGGCTCCTCGTCAGGGTTGAGTAAGTTCGACTCTTCAGTAGGCTTTATCTGTGGACGTTTTGCCACGACGTTGGCAGCACCACCTAATGGACCACCGATTGCCGCGCCTGCCGCGAATGAATTAATTAAACGGTTGATCGCTTCTGGAGAATCAATGTCCACCTCAGGGTTGTTAGCAATCAATAACGTCTCTTGGAATGCTTCAGTGGTACCCTCTAATACACCACCGACCCCTGCACCTACACCACCTCGCTTAAGTAACTCACCTGCTTTACCCCGTGTAGTGGGTATGTCTCGCAGTGCGCGACCACCTGCGCCGCCTAATACTCTAGCCCCAATAAATAGTTCGCCAAGTGAATCAGCGGCGGCATAAGGTATAGCACTCAGTGCGGCACCGATACGGCTGGGGGCTCCTGACTCAAGTTGTTCCCCATAGATATCACCAACCCCAAAGAGGTAGCTAGACCCTAGGGTAGCGGCAGTGGCACCACCGACTTGGTTAAGTAGTTTTTTCTCAGCGGCATCAAGGGCGATACCTTCTGCCTTCTTCTTAGCGGCTATAGTGACCGCATTCTTAACACCCTGCTTGGCTAGCAGACCACCGAAAAATCCACCTACTGTACCAGCGGGGCCACCGATCATAGTACCAGCGACAGCACCGCCAAGACCTGCGGCAACAGACTCAAGGATGTTAGGTACTTGCTGACCAAAGTTAGCTACGAACCAATCGCCAAACTCATCTGTATCTTCTATCTCAGTAAACGTACGCTGATAAGGTTCTAACTGGCGAAGCCGCTCTTTGGCTGACTCCATTAGTTGAGCACCAGTCTCCTCAGCACCACCGAAAGCTAACGCCGCACCACCTATCTGCTTAAGGTTAGCTAGTCCAATGTCTATACTTTTACTAAACAACCGCCCACGATCAGGGTCTTTAATAGTTTGTAAGAACCCACGATAGGCTTGTGGCGAGATAGCGCGGAACCCCTCTGGTAATCCAGTGGGTGGTTGGTCTAACAAAGGCTCTGTCTCTAGGGCAGTAGCCGCATCTTGCTGACTGAACCGTCTGCCCTGTACAAACAAGTCACCACTGGCTGGGTCGATACCAACGGAAGGGGATGCAGGGCGCGCAGGTGTGCGCATTGACGGCATAGTAAACTGAGTCTGTTCTACCAACTGCTGTCCTTCGATAGCCATGTCCGCTAATGAGGATTGTAGCCCACCAGTTCCAACGCTGGCTGTAGGATTGTAGTATCGGTACGGATCAAGCGCTTCTTCGACACTATACCCCATGCTCTGTAGCGCGGGGCTTTGGAATGACAGGCCAGCTTTTGCCATGACTACCTCTTATTGGAACTGGAATGGTTGTACTTCTGGAGCTACTGGAATCTCTTGTCCGTCAATCTCAACCACATTATTGTTCAAATCAACTACGCCTACTGTCGAGCCATCCTTAGCGGTTATGACTACTCTACCATCATTTAGGTTAGTAATAGTATATCCACGTTGGTTCATTTGCTCTTTAGTTAAGTTGTACTGGCCATTTATATGAGCTATTGCTGCCTCACGAACCATCTGAGCGTTCTGCTTCATGATCTCTTTATCGGTTTCTAACTGGGCATCGAGGATTGCTTTCTGGTTAGATAGTTGCGCGTTAATTTTCTGATCCCTATATGTTGTATCTACCAGTGTGCGCAGTTCGTCTGTTAGTGCCGCCGCATCTACGGGTTGCTCTAGCATCTGGTCGTTAACAAATACATTATACAGCCCATCGGTTCTGTACTGCACATCCACAGGCACGTTGGCAAACTCACGTAATAAACCAACCATACGGGCTGGATCACCGCCACGGCGGAACTCATTGATAGCTTGATCTGTAGCCATTTTATACAGGTCAGTATCTAACCCTTGGATCTTAGCTTCGATCTCAAACGCTTTATCAGGGAAGCCAGACTGTCGGTATATGTTTGCAACCTGCCGCAAATAGTCGCGGTTACGCATCCCTTGCTCTAAGTATGGAGTGTACTGTGTTGGGTCTGCCTCGAACATAGGTGGACGACCTTTAGCCACAGACTGGATAGGATCTTTCTTAGTGCCAACATCCAAGCCCACAGCTACAGGGGGTGGAGGCGCTTCTCCAGTTACGACTGGTTGTTCAGGCGCTGGCTCTCCTATCTCTGGTTGGTCAGTATCAGACGGTATGCCCTGTACTTCAGCGTCACTAGGTAGGCTTGCGATATACGCATCTAATGTAGTTGGTGTTGCTTGGCGTAACGACTCTTGGAAAGGTGATGCTGTACCACCGGTTAGACCTCTATAATTAGCCTCTTCCCCCGGAGCAGTAAGTCCAAGTGTACGTCCAAGCCTAGACTCTGCAAAAGATTCCGCTGCCCGCCCAGCATACTCCGCTGGCATACCAACAAACACGTCGGCTAAAAACGCTGGGATGCTAGCAAACCCACGGATATCTGCTTCGCGTTGCAAATACTGCTGCTGCACTTCTGGAGAAAGACCCATAAACATCTCTCTCGTCATCTGTCCTTTAGCAGGCGCAGCAGTCGTAGGCTCAGGAGCCGTAGCTACAGGAGGCGTAGCTGTGGGTGGAGTTGGTTTCACACCAGCAGTTGGAGCTGTAACACCCATGGTTACAGCAGGAGCAGTTACACCAGCAGGAGAGGGCGTAGCCTGTGGCGCTACAGCGGGTGCTTGATATGTTGGTCTAGCCTGATACCCACCAGTAGGGTCAAAACTCAAGTCGCCTACAGTAGATGGTAACTGTGACATACGCGCACGCGCTTCTTCCATACGACGTAGTTCTTCCAGTCGCATTCTACCTTCTTGGAGCTGTTGCGCACGGGCCTCGTTAGCCTGCCTTACACCACGGGCTTGTTCCATGCCTTGACTGACACGACCTGCACCCGCTACTAATTGCCCAAAGTTTGCCATGTTGTCACCTTATCCGAAAAGACCCTGACGACCAACGCCAGTGGTAGATTTGCCACGTTCTTCTTCCGTCTGGTAAGGGCTACGGAATGATTCAAACAACGATCCAACGTCTCTCTGGGACTGCTCCTGCCTACTAGCAGCGCCACCATACATATTAGCCAGTGTCTGTCCATAAGCACCCAGTGCGGTAGCAGGTGCGCCAGTCGGTAATTGTCGCAAGCCCGCCTCTAGTAGCCCAGTGCGCCCCTCGGTACCCGTTTGGTAGCCTTGGCTGTACGCAGTACCTACATCACGACCAATGGCTAAGTTGGCACGACGTTCTTCAGCCGCTCGTAGACCTGCGCGACGTGGGTCAATACCAGCCAAAGCTTCTTCTCTAGCCCGAGCACCACGCAACTGCACTCCTGCCGCTTGCTGTAAGCCGAAGTAGTTGGGGTCAAAGTATCTCGCTTCGCCTATTAGATTACGCGCTTGGTTAAGCCGCTCTTGGAACAACGCTTGGTTGTTCGTCTGTAGATATTCTAACTCCTGTCGCTGCGCTTCAAGTAACTCTTCTTCTTCAGGAGACAGCCCAGACCCAGCAATTGCAGAGCCAGCTAGCATACCAGCTGCACGCAACGTCATATCAGCTAACACAGCAGGATCACGGAACTTTGCAGCTACAGCCGATGGAACATTTCTAAGTGTTTGTGCAAACGTAGTGGGGGTACCAGCGACAGTACCAGCGGCAGTACCAGCAGTACCAGCAGCCCCAGTAGGAGCAACATACGCCGGTACAGCCTCGACTACAGGTGCGCCCCCAGAAACCCCACTCAACCCAGCAGTGGTAGCTGCATCAGCGGCACCAGTGGTCGCGCCTACAAAAGATTGGCCGGGTGTTGTTGCACTTAGGAAAGTCCCAGCTCCAGCGTCGCCAGCGCCAATACTTGCCATATAATCAGCGGCTGAGCCTGCTTCTGTTAAACCTGCTATCCCAGCTTCGCCGGAAGCTATATATGACGGCACCCCTTCCACTACTGGTGCCCCAGCCTGAGCAACCCCTGTCTGAGCCCCTGCCTGAGCCCCTTGCGCATACCCACCAATACCTCCGGATATGCCACCCAATAATGCCCCTCGCCTCCAGTCCCCGCCTGTCAGCTTCGCCGATACCCCACCCAACACAGCGCCAGTTACAGCACTACCAAGTGTAGCTCCGATAGCACCAGATAAACCGATAGCGCCTGCAATGGCAGGAGCGGCAAAGGGGATTGCAATAGCAGCTACAATCCCAACAACTTTTTTAACAGACTTTGACATGGTTATAGCCTCATTCGTATGTTTACGCTGGACTCAGTGAATCCAAATTTGTTCATTAATATAGCCGCTAACCTAGGATGAGTTTGTGCGTCTAGGAATTCTACCTCATTTGCACGTAGCCAGTCCAAAATTGGTTGCCACGCCATAGACTTAGCTAGCAGCATGCGACGACCACCGAACGAAACTACTTCCGCATACTTGTGGTTCATAACATAGCCGAACTGTAGTGCTACTGCGCAATCAATCACGTTGTCTTCCCACATAGCAAAGATCGCACACATACCGGACTTGGCTAATTCTAAAATATCTTTTGAGTTGATCTCTAATACCGCAACCTCGTTTGCTTGACAGCCGGATTCCATGATTGGGCCAAGCTGGTCCCAATGCTCTTCTACTTGTTCGGCTGATAGCATTTCGATTTTGGGCATTACTGCTCCTTGTACTTGTCAAGCAGCGAATCAAAGAACTCTTTACCTTTCATGCGTACCACATTGGCTGGGATAACGTACTCGCCGGGGGATACTCTAATTGGTATGTTGTCGCTAGTGTCAGTGCCGGGGCCAACAATCGGGCCACCTTCAGCCATAGACTGTACAGGCATTTCACCTTGAGCCATGTCAGCACCTGATCCAATAACTTGCTGTGCCGCACGCCCAGCGAGAAGGAGAACAAACACCAATCCCTCATCGTATTGTGGAGGGAGATCTTGGTCAGTAGCCAAGCCTTGCTGTATTGCGTACTGCCGTAACTGCGGGTACATCTGGGGGTTCTGGGCAGCGACTGTAGCTAACTGTACAATCATGGTAAGTTCTTGTGGGCTAAGATTACCTGACTGAAGCTCTTCAACAATCACATTGCGTATTTGTGCCACGGCTTGAGGTTGTTCATTCATAATCTTTTGGATGTTCATCTCCATCATCTGCGGAGATACTGGCTGTTGGGGCTGGCCCTGAGCTTGCAACCCAGCGGGCGCTGGTCCTTGTGGTGTTACCATACCACCTGCTTGGTACCCATAAAACTTATTTTGGTTTACCGGATCCATCATGTGTTTATCCTCGTAATTGCACAATTAGTGAGTTTACAGTGTTGCGAAGTGTCGCTATGTCGTTAATGGCTAATTGTACATCCGTTAATAATTTACCATAATCTTCAAGACTAGGCACCTGTTGTCCACTAATATCGAACCCTCTCCCGCTGGCTGAGATCCTCTGGATGTTGACAGTCTCTAGTGGCACGACACTAATGTCACCTTTGGTTAGGCTAACACTATCTAGGTTTACACCACGGCGTTGCCCAGTAAGTAGCTCGACATTTTCTTTGAGTGAATTAAGCACACTACCCTCCCAAGATCCTAGTCCTGCGGTAGGTACGGCTGGTATTGCTACGTACTGCTTAGCCATTAGACATCCTTCAACCCAAGGGGAGTTTCACCTATATGTATAGCCCGTATGCGTAGGCCGGATGTAACAGACAGCTCAAATTTGTCAGCTCTATAGCCAGTGGGCAGTCTGAATATGTTGTTTGAAGTTACTGCTTGCGTAGAAACAAGAACTCCATCAGCCCAGAATTTAAATGTTATTCCGTCAGTAGCGTTCCATAGTTGTTGTTCTTCATTCCAGACATCCCCAGTGTCTTCCCATATTGTAGTAGGGCCACCGGGTGGGTAGTCAGCTATGACCCTAGCTGCGCCTATGTTTATGAAGTCAGAGGTCTCTAGGATCTTGGACTTCCACTCAAGTATGTCATTGCCCTGTTGGAGATTATTCCATTCATATATGTCAGGCTCATCGTCTTGGGTAAAAAACAATCTCCCCGACTGTGGGTCATAGTATAACGCATTGGCAGTGTAGTCAGAAGTAGTAAGTACTCCACCAATTTGGTCGTCGCGCTCATATATAATTACGCCTGTGCTATGCACACCAAAGTATTTGTCGTCAAAAAACTGTGCGTTAAGCGTGGTTGGGTCAAGCGAAACTTTCCATGTGTCCCAGTCTTCTAGCGGTTTGGTAATTAACATACCGCCACTTATAGGAGAGTACAATGCGAGCCCGCCATGTGTTGCGTATAGCGCACCATACCCCATGTTTACTACGCTGCGTTTAGATAGGCATGGATATAGTGTGTCGATCCTAGCAAACGCCATAGTCGCTGGATTACCACCGGAGAACTGGTATGGGTATCCTTTGGTCATGACAAACAAATAGCCAGCTACAGCAGACAGCGCAACGATTTCATACTCAAGCGTTATCTTATACTTAAAAGGCCAAGCGTGCGGGTATGCAGGTTCTGAGAAGTACAGTTCGTTACCCACAAACCCCGCCAGAATGTTGTCTTGTATAGCTATAATGCCCTGCAAGTTAGACGGCGGTGGATCAAAGTCATCAGTGATTAGTATGTCCGTAAGACCTAGGGGATTGAACGTGTCTATAAACGACGAGTTATCTACAAATACATCTCCACTTGTCGAGAAAGATGCACTGGCGTCAACACGAAACTGAGTGCTGCTAGGGACATCATATATTTGGTATAGATCATCAGTAGCTACACCAGTAATAAAGTTGAGTATCACCCTATCACCCACGCTATACCCATGATCGAACGTAGTTGTAACTGTTATGGCTGTACCTGACTGCACATACGTGGATATGGGGGTTATACCGTTTACCTGAGTATCACCAAAATACTGGGCTTGGTCATCATCGGACTCAGATACATCGTGATAGTATACGGTAGTGCCAACTGCACCTGAGTAGTCTGCACCTACTTGCGTGTACTTAAATGTATAGTCATCTATGACATCAGTAACAACTGTGCCGCCTAGTATCTGTAACGTGGCGACTGTGCTGCGAACTCTGAACTTATCATTGATGTTAAAGTTGTGTGTCTCTGCGGTGGTGACAGTAACTATATTCGATACCCTAGAAATAGTAGCCGCAGTAGAGGGGAACCACAGGTCGTTTAGCTTATAGTACTCCGTACCTAATCCACTGGGGATAGTCCTATAGAGCCGCACGCCACGGATGTTATAGTTGCCACCGCCAGCGTAGTTACTCGGTACATTAGGTACCCCAACGATCTGACCTTCCTTAATAAATATCTCTTCGCTAGGATCAGAACCAATAGACTCTTCATCCCACGGAGTTATCCATGTAAAGACATACGACCGGGCTTGGGTATTACCTGCTAATGCGATAGTTGCTGTGTCGTCAAGTGTTGTATCTACTTGAATACCGGGGCTATAGTATGTAAACGTGGTGTTGTCGATTACAGATATTTCTGAGTTGACTGTGTTAAACCCCTCTCGTACTGAGATACAACTACCAGACGCAGTAACAGAGTTAGACCCCGTAGCCGTAAACTTGTTGGGGTTATGAACTATAGTCACAGTAAGGACTTCGTTGATAGCAACACCCGATGTAAACTCTACGAAGGTTTGGTCGCCAACTTGGAACGAATGAGCATCGTCAGTATCTACAGTAACCGCAAAACCCGACTGCGTATACGTACCAGAAAACGCTTCAAACCCACTAATAGTGACTACGTTCCCACTTACAAATCCGTGTGGGTCTGCCGTTACAATGGTGGCAGTATTACCAGCGTCTCTGGCGTAGCTAACGCTATCTACGTTGGCTGTAGATACTGGGTATGTGTCTAGTTTTATATCAGGTAAGGGTAGCCCAAGGCTATAGTAGTTTACCGGATAGGGTTTTGCACCATCTGTAGCTAGTGCATAGTTAGTTACCTTAGGTACACCGTCGCCTGTATAGTAGATACGTTGTTCTTCGGATGTGCCTGCGGCAGTCGATACTATATCTACATCAGTATCCCAAGCTAGCCACACTATGTCCCCTGTATTAGGAGCTCGCATGGCGTATATAGTTCTGGTTGTACCAGTTACACCGCTGTTGTCTACTATTAGCGGAGTCGTGTAGGGTATCAAATCGCCTGAATATAGCTTGCAGTTTTTGGCTATCTGCGCGGCAGTATTAGGTAGTAACTCACCCGATATCTTCGGAGCTATCCCTAGAAACTTGTTTATCTTTATTGCCGCCATTCATACCTCTTAATATGTCCAAGTGCCCCTAGGATATTCTTTAGACCAGCCAAGATGTATGAACCTAGACGCGCCCTTTTGGTTCCAACCTACTCTAGTGGCTCCGTTCTCTAGTGCCAGCTTAGTTAGTGCCGCTGCATCAAACCCATGACAAGCAATATCTACACACGTACCAGTGGTATGCTCACCGGGCTTAGACTTCTTAGCCTCGATAGGGTGATCTGGGCAACGATACCCACTGCTTACAACCATCGGCTTACCGTATTCTTTACGTATAGCATTAAGGGCATTACGTACGGTTGGGTCGAAGACTAGCTTACCGCAACCACACTGGCATCGTAGCTCATCATCAGAGAAGTAGTTCATTTCTTTACCCTGTTGCGTAAAACACCTTCAAACGCGCCGCCACCAAAATAGAAGAACACGATGGTCAGCATGATCTCGCCAATATAAAAGTCACCTAATACCTGTTTCACTGCGTCTATATCACCCTCACCAAGCAGAGTCATAGTGAGTACCAAAACAAAACATGCTAGGAAAGTAACAGTAAACATAACGGCCAAGTAGCGCTGAGCTATTTTGAACGGCGCATATGCCTCAAGAAGATCAATCTTCGCCTTTGACTTGGCTTGGATCTCCTCTTCCGTCGACGTATGCAGTGAGTCAATAAGATCTATACCAGCTTTTACTACCTCACCTGAGCCGAATATCTTGGCCAATACTCCCATCACTTCTTGGCTTTTTTCAAGCACTTACCTGCTTTCTTACACTTAGCAGGGGAGGGGCAGTTAGCGCAAGGCTTAAACGTCATGCCGCCTTTAGCATAACCCATAGTCTTTTGCTTGCTCATTCCTTTCTTCATCATACTACAATCTCCTACTTGGGTAAGTTACCACTGCTTGCTAGCCACATGAAAAGTCCTAGCACTACAACACCGACAATCCATGCTGCTTTTGTTAGAACAGATTTGCCTACTTCGGTGTACACTTTCTCAAGCGCACGCTCGGCTGCTTTCTCTGCTATATCGTCAATGTCGTGCTCTGTTAAGTACCGTGGCTCGTCCATTCATAAGTCTCCTACGCAAAAGGCTGCATACGTACAGACATTGAGCCACGTACGTTCCCAAGATTAGCTCTAGCTCTAGCTTCAGCAAGGTGGTAAACAAACTGCTTAGCGTGGTAAGACGCCAAGTTTAAATCTGACCAGTGTACCTGAGGTATCAGTAGTAGATGTTGCAGTGCACCGTGCATAATAGCGTCTTCAAGCTCATCGAAAATTGTTTCTTCGATACCCGTAGCAGTTTTGGTAGGCTTCAGTGCTGTAAACATTCGCACTGTATAGGTATCTTCATCGTCTGGTAACGGTAAGATTATGAATTCATTAGGAGTTGTCTGGGTTATAGCGCGAGGCTGACTGGCTTTAGCAGCCACTGGATCAAAAGGAATAGTGTCGTACAGGTCGGCCCATTCTGGGTATTTAACTAACGCTTGCTCCAAAGTAAGTCTTTGAAGTGGGTTGCCATTGACCATAGCTTCAAAAATTGCATGTACTTTCGTACCACTCGGTACGTTAAATGTGTACTCGTACTCACCGGGAGTTAGATCAAACAGGGGTATCATGTACCGCCACACTAGAGTGCGCTCGCAAGCTCTTATAGCAGCATCACGGATGTGCTGTAGTATCAACGGCTGAGGACACCCCGGTACGCTGGGCTGTATCTTAGGTATAAAAGAAACAAACTCACGATCAGCCATCAAATCACCTGCTTAGGATCAAAACCACTTGATTTTACGTCCGTCACTACCCTAGACTGGAAATTCGTATCAAGCGCTTGTCTAAAAGAATCCTCAAACTGTTTGTACCGATTCGGATCAATGGTGTTATTCTCAATACCAGCGATCAACATTACTACCCCTGATACTATAACAGGTTGGTATGAGTCTGGTAATAAGTTTATGGTTGCGCTGAGTGTATATATGGGTGGAGTCTGTGCGTATTCAGCAACAAGCTCAGTACCAGCTGTTGGTCGTGGGTAGAGGAAGTACTTGTTCGGGTTCTGCGCATGGCGCATGTAGTTTACTGGCGTTCCAGCGGTATCAGTTCTCCACTGGGGGTACGCCCGATCCATAGTCTGGCGATCTACTTCTACCACGCCGCTACCGTCTTTTACTCCAAATATATTCATCAGTCGCATAGAGTCGCTAGGCATGGACTGCTCAACTACATTCGCCGTAGTAGGTATATTTGTAATTACAGCAAAAAGATCGGGGCGTATTAACGCAACCTGCCGTATCGTCTGATTCACAAAGGCTAGTAATGCCGCAGCAGTGTATGTATCAGATACACGCAACAGTCCGTTGTCCTGCGCTAGCCTACGCGCATCCTCGATAATGTCGTTAGGTGTCATCGCCTAGCTTCCGTAGATGGTGGTGTTACTGCGCCGTCTTCGATATCCGACAATACTCTAGCCTGAAGCGAAATACCCAACGCTTGGTTAAATCCATCAAGAAACATCTTAGCCCGCGCCATACCAACTTGACTGCTATTCTCATCAGTCTCAACAGACAGAATGTTGTAGACCACTCCATCCACTAGCGCCGGGAGATAGTCATCTGGCAAGTTTAAGATTGTATCGTTTAGCGTGTATATAGGCTGTATCTTTACATACTCAGCAACAAGCTCTATGCCTGAAGATGGCCGTGGGTAGAGAAAATACTTGTTGGGACTACGAGCGTGGCGCATAAACTTAACAGGAGATGCCGCTGGTTCAGTAGCCCAGTCCCTATTGGTGCGGTTAAACTGGTCTCGATCAACTTCCTCTAAGGTATTGCCGTCTACCACTTGAAAAATATCTACCAATCTAAAACAATCTGAAGGCATTGTCTGCAACACAGTGTTAGGAGTAGTAGCGATATCGTCTGTAGTAGTGAACAAGTCTGGGCGAACCATGACCATGCGTTTAACTGTGTTGTTTACAAAGATTAGTAGCGTAGACGCTGAATACGAATCAGGCGTGCGCAAGAACTTTGAGTCCTGTAGAATACGCTTGGCGCTGTCAATCACATCATTTGGTGTCATACCTAGCCTCGCTGTTGACCTGTGTTGGTATCTTCGTTGTCAGTTATACTACGCGCTTGGAAAGATACGCCTAAAGATTCAACAAAGGAGTCGTAAAACATCTTAGCCCTACCAGTGTTAATATGTTCGTTGTCTATAGACTCAGCTAAGTAGACAGTGCCGTCGACCAAAGTTGGTAAATACACGTCAGGCAGTACTGAGATCGTTTCAGAAATAGTGTAAGTCGGTGGTGTAGTAATATATTCACCCACAAGCACGGTATCTACAGCAGGACGAGGGTATAGGAAATACCTACGTGGGTTACGTGAATGCCTAATATACTTAGTTGGCACCCCCGCAGGGTCTGTAGTCCACTGAGGGTACGTACGGTCAAATAGATCCCGTCCTATTTCTTCAATCGAGGTGCCATCTTTGTTACGGAAGATCTCTACCAGTCGTACTGCTGCACTGGGTAGCTCTTGTTCAGACACATTGGGTGTAGTTGTAATATCTGCGGTGATCGAGAATAAATCAGGGCGTAGCATAGCCATACGCTTTAGGGTTTGATTGACAAACCTAAGTAGGATAGTATCACTATACCGAAGCGAAGATCCGTTGTCCTGAATTAGGTCTCTGACTTCAGTTATTACACTACTTGGTGTCACTCGGGCAGCCCTCTCGATGCTTCCTCATTAAGCTCATCCAGAGTATATACTGGATCATCTGGTATGTCAGTAGTTGTCAAGTCTAATTTAGTGTTAGTCCGCGCACGTGTCTTGCGTACTTTCTTCACAGCTTCAGGCTTAACAAAGCGTTCAGGATATGCTTCTTCCTCAGTTACTTCCTCGCATTTAGGGTTGTTCGCAAGGATTGGGTGCCAATCATAGATAGTCCCATCAGCCGTGTTTCTTAGATATTTTCCACTCATTACTTTCTCCTTAATGGTTTTACTCGCTTAGGCGCACCTGCTGGTTGCCCTAGCTTTTTCTTCTCTGCTATACGTGAGCTTTTTTCACTAGCTGTCATTTCAGACGCAGTTTTTGGTGTATCCTTAGATACCCGCTTAGTTGGCCTGCAATAGGGAGTGCCGCGCTTCTCGCCTTCTTGCCTACCACAGGCTTTGCCTGTACGCACGTCCTTCCAGTCTTCCTTAAACCAGCGTTTAAGCTTAGCACCTTCTTTAGTTTTTCGTACCATTACTTAGCCTTTTTTGACTTAGATGTACTATTACCCCAATTCTTAGCGCCCACTTTCCTACATTTCGCGAGAGCCCCGGAAGCATACGCCGAAGGCCAGACTTTATATCGCGACTTAACTTTGGTGTAGCACGCATCTTTTTTACCCGCCATAGCTATGTCCTTTGTCTACCACTTTTTACAGCTCCAATATCGAGCGGTCATCTTAGATGGTGGGTTAGTATCGCATTTGTGTCTAGCGCGGAACGACTTGCGTCTAGCTGGTTGGTCTTTCTTGATGGTCATGTTTGGATCACCAAAGCGAATAATCTTCTGCTTACCGTTCTCGCAGGCTTTAACCACAAACTTCTTTGACCCGCCGGGTGTGCGCTGTGGTTTATTACACGCCATCTTATCCTTGTCGATTTGTTTAGCCATCAGTTATATCTCCCGCATTGGGGGCAGCCGGTAGTTTAGTATATGGGAAGTCTGCGTGCGCAGTAATATCCCTCAAAGCTTGTCGATAGGTTACCCACTCAGCTCGCTTCTCTTCAGTCAGCGGCGAGTCAGACAAGGCAGTCCAGTCAGATTTAGCCAATAAATAATCGCGTTGTTCCCGCAATAGATAAGCTTTATCTCTATATTCCAGTTCTATCTGCGCTTGGTCTTTGTCATGAACCGACCAGCCTATAGTCCACCTCCCGTCTACTAGGGTAGGCGTTGTGTCTTGTTTGCGCGTCTGTGTTCTATGGTCTATGTCTGGCTCTTGCGTAAACACCACGCGCTCTAGGCTGTAGTTAGCTAGTATCGCATCACTCATACTTGAGGGGAACGAGGTATTGGGGTTATCTCGTTTAAGATGGCTAAGTGTATATGGGTATTCCTCAACGACCCCATTACTGACTTTTACAAACATAGATAATCTCCTAACATCACAAAAACGCTCCGCCGCTCGGAGTAGCTGACCATACACCATACCAAAATACATCGCCCGCATTGTTATAGTTTACACCTGCCGAAGATTCACCTGATTGGAAGAGCCTGTCTGACATAAAATAAACTTGGAGGTTCGTTTCGACAGCGCTTGAACTCCACCTTATAGATTTGCCAAGTTTCCTACTATTGTGCATCTGAATCTGGTCAGAGACCAATACTGCGTCGCTTCGCTGTACCCTTCTTACCATGAAAGAACTTGGGGTCCAGCCGAGAATCAGCTCGTAAGAGTTAGGGTAGGGAAAACCAGTTCCCGTATACGTACCGAAATCGCAGTACCCAAACTTGCTGTTGTATAGATAAGCAACGTATCTATGCCCTAATGTATTTAGTGAAGTAGCATCAAAAGTTTCTCCTACGGGGAAAGTAAGCGTATCAGGGGGTGTTGGTGGTGGACCAAAGGGATTACTTTGAAAAACACCGCCAAGCGTTGACCAATACCCCCATACGCTCGGCAGACCGGAGGCCCGAACATACTGATACGCTGGCGCTGATACGTTATCCAGATCTTTAACGATCATCATCTCGGGAATCGAGGGTAGCCCATGCTCTACAGTACCAAGTATCTCTCCTGTACCTGTCCACCGTACAATACTAAAAGTTCCTATATCATTAACAGAGTGGATAGAAGGTACAGTCCCATAAGTACTACCAACAGGGGGGCCATCTCCTGCCCTCCAGATCCAAGCTATTGAATTAAAGCTAATAGGTGCAACATAGGGCTCTTCGAGGGAAGCAGTGTCTGTATGAAACGCCGAGTCTGGATCGCGTAAAGAATCTAATAATTGGTAGTTTGTTCCCGACGTTTCATAGTCTTTAATAACTGCAAGTTCGTTAGGGTATAGGTTTTGGGCAAAACTCTTTACGCTTAGGGGGTTAGTACTTTCATTGAAGGTAAGAACAGTATAGTAGTTTTGCGGCTTGTCGAGTTCTTCGTAGACTAATCCCTTAAAGCTATTAGCAGTAATCGCTCGGTGTTCATTTGGAGGCGTATAATAAAAATCCCCCCTTCCGAGATAGTCGGGGTTAAACTGGCGCGTGACCTCGCCTGAAAATGATGAGTCGGCACCAAAATTTACCTTCGCAACACTGCTGGTGAAGTTGTCTTGTCGGTTAATTAGCGTTGGTGTCCAACCCGTTTCGGACGATATGGTAGTAGATACCACTCCCTGCGAAACATTATTCTTGTAGAAAGTAATTGTTCTTTGCCCGACATTTAAGTCAATAGCTATGCCTATTATGTCGCCGTTGACGAGCGGGCTCATATAAGCGCCTTGGTCAGCCCCATCGTAATATATGTTCCCATCCGCACCATTTACAGCGATTAGATTTGGATTAAGTAGTGGGGCAGCCATTGGATCTTGGTCAATTGTAGCGATGCCTATCATTGCCGTATTGTTTAGAGTGGCGACCCGCACTTCCCAATACCACTTCCCAGTCCCTACAGAGAATGTAGATTTTATAAACCCATCAATTCCGCTAGTGTTAGCGGCTAAACCAGCTTCGTAAATGGTTGCGCTATTTTTCGAATCGAATGTGCTGAGTACGCAGAAATTGTTTGTGGGTGTGTCTAGCATCTGGTCATAGGACGCTACGTTACCCGTGGTCCAATTATTGTTTCCACCGCTTGTATCATTACCTAGTGCCGCACTATTTCCGAACTCTAGGAAATACCCATTAGTACCGTATGAACCGTTGTATCTCTTAGGAACCCATCCGATAAGCTTGTTGTCACTAGGTCTACCGAAATACTCTGGCCCTAAGGCTTGTCCGTCAATGAAGTGAACATCAGCCATATACCCGTCATAGTATTCATTTGAGGTGTTCGCTTTTTCCCCTATGGTATGCTCAGTCGTAGCGTTCATAGCATATTCTTTATTCAGGGTAGGGCTATTGACTGTAGATATTTCCAAACCATTAAGATACAGCCGTACCCTGTCGTTAGCGTCGGCTTGCGTGCTATCAAAAGCAACTACTATATGACTCCAAACAACTGATTCTACAAAGCTAATACCTACAGTCGGGCTCCCGTCTGGTGTATATAGTCTAAACTTGTTGCCGTTATCAATATAGAAGTAGATGTCGTCGTTAGCCCCGGTGCTAGTAGCGTAAAACAATGTACGGTTTTCGGATATCTTAGATAGTTTTACCCATGCACTCCATGTCCAAGTTCTGCGGTTGCCCGCTACACTCGGTGTTCGTGTCAGGTAATGGCTACCAAATCTATTAAAACGCAAAGAATGCTCAATATCATACGAAGCGTTCCCTGCCGCCGACAATAAATTCTTATAGAGCATTACAAATAGTTCCCTGCATATGCGCCGTAAACAGTAGTCCCTTCTTTCCAGATAACTACAACGTCATCCCCGACTAAAGCAGGGGCAAGGTCTCCATCGGGTGTTACCCACGTCATCGTCGGCCATGTTACAGGATATGTGTTGGCCCCTGAAATCCTTAGCAGGACGTTATCACCGCTAGTCAGTGACTCAGTAAAAGTGGTAGTAGCAGCTAGGGTCTTGTATTGGATAGAGCCGTTAGTGGCGTCTATGTCAGTACCTGTGAGTTCGTATACGCCCTCATTAAGATGGTTAGCACTCAAAGAAGTAAACGCGCCTGCTTCGGCGGTGCTGTCACCAATAACCACGCCATCTATCGTGCCGCCGTTAATATCTACTTTGGCTGCGACCACGGCCCCTGTACCGTCTGGACTTAATACTAGGTTGCCGTCAGTATCTAGCGTATGGATGGTATTGCCGGATAGCCGTATGTTACCTACTGAAGCTGAGTCTGTACTTAGTTTTAGTGCAGTTGCCACTCCTGTGCCACTATACAGTGTCTTCTCAACCGCAGTAGGCCCAGCGTCTATATGCAGTAGCTGCGCATACGTACTTGCTATGGTTAATCCTGTTAGGCTAGTGGCCATTTCTTAGTCCTCTTTGCTACGATTGCCATGACACAGGCTATAAATTTGTTAGGGGCCGAAGCCCCTATAATTAGCTGCAATCAACTACAACCGCCCAACAACGGATAACCGCGTCAGTCGGAGCTGCTGTGTTAAGCAACAAGTCGATAGTGTCAGCGGATGCTACAACAGTTGGGTTAGCCAAAGCTGTGGAAGTAAACGCAACTGCGTTAGATGCTACGTCATTCCCATAGGCATTAGCAGCAGCAGGAGAGCCACCGGTAAACCCAAGGTCGAATGTAGCAGTGGTATTGGTGGTCTCCGCAGAGGTTACGTCAATACCGGCTGATAGTACAATAGACTTAGCAGGTAGAGGGATTACCTGTAGCGTATCGGTAGCTACTAATGCAGCCACGCCAGCCGCAGAGCGCGCAGCAACCACGTCGGCGAAGTTAAGTTCTACTTCAACCAAAGAAGTTCTATGCAGACCCGCGTTAACAGGTAGCGCAGCAGAACCTTTCTGGAACCCTAAAGAATCAGTATATGCAGTCATTCTAAATCTCCTAATAATTAGGGGCCGTAGCCCCTATTTTTAACCTAAGGTTACTACCGCAGTAGAAAGAGCTTCGGGCTTAGTCACTTTGTAGCCGTATACTTGCAGGCCACGGATGATATCGCCGAAAGTTGTTTCTGAACGCAAAGTTTCCATCTCAGTCATTTGCGAAGCAAAAGTAAAGCCCATCTTGTGTCCAGCAACGATGTCGTACTTAGCGCCAGTTCCTGAACCTGTTACGTTCAAGTTGTGCGATACATAGACTGTGAACCGATCAATCATACCCAAGCGGCCATTACGGAGTGGAGATATAGAATCACCAGTAATAGAAGCATCTTTGAGTTCTGATTTCTTAATCAGTCCCGCCATACGTGCTGGGATAATAACAAAGCGGTCTGACTCAGGTGCGTTAGCCTCGTCAAGTACTGTGCCCATATCGACCAGAAGGTCAACGACAGGAGTAGTGCTTGAAGCGCCGTCCTTAGTAACAGCCACAGGGCTGCCTGAAGTACCTAAGTTGAAGCTCTGGCTAATACGACCGGCAGCAGCGCCTTTGTTGATCGCAGAGATGTCAGGTAGCATATCGACTAATACACGCTGGTCAATCTTAATCTTCATCTTCTCAGATGCGTCTTTAGACCAAGTGTCCATCAATTTGATATCTGACTGAACCCGATCAATGTCGTCTTCAACGCAAGCGAAGTACTCACCTTTGTCGATAAGCAACTGGATCTTAGGCTTGTCAGGGTTTTCGACCTGAATAGCTTGGCCTTTTACATAGTCCTTGATAGTGATCTCAGGAGTGGTACGGATGTTAACCGTGTCACCCATGTTTCGGATCTCACCTTCGTAGTCAGTGTTAGCGATTGCAGCAAGTACAGTCGCATCGTAAAAGTTCTCGATCAATTTACCCGACCAAATTTCGGGGATGAAGTTGCCGCTATAGTTTACACGGCCTGAAGCTACTGGAAAGCTCATTGTAAATCTCCTTAACTAATTAACTGTTTTGAAGGCGACCTTCCCGTTGTGCCGAGAAGATATCGCTTTCTATCCGATCACGCTCTGCCTCTTTGCCAACATACTTACCTTTGCGAACATCCTCAAAGAACTTCTTGATATCTTCGGGTGTGTACATTTTAGCAGAGTTGTTTGTAGGTGCTCCACCGCTTTTTGCACGGCCCGGAGCAACTTGCTTTTCGAGTTCAGAGTTAGTGACATTTTTGTTTTGAGCAACAGATTGGTTCCCAGACATCCCTTGCCAAGTCTCAAAGAAACTCGCAACACGGCGAGAATCAAGATTCTGTTGTGCATCCTCTAAATATGTTTGGCGGTTAATACCAGTCAGTGGGTCAACCTGTAACAACCACGCTTGGAAATCAGCGCTGTCATTTATGTCTCGCCAATCAGGTACTACCGCAGTCAGGTCAGACCAGAACTGCTGTTCCGATGAAGCTGCTTGACGCTGCACAACCTGTTGCATTTGAGGTACGACGCTAGAATTTAACTTGTTGATAGTGTTCTCTAACTCAGCAATTTTACGCGCTGCGGCAGAAATCTCCTCACGAGTTACTTTACGCATCATATCAATAGAATCGCCATACTCCTCGATATCGCTGTCAGTGACATACTTCTCTTGGGTTGGCTCATCTTTCTTAGCAGGTTGTGAATTCATCGAAGCTAGTAGTTGCTCTAGCTGCTGAACACGGTTTGTCAAATCACGGTTTTGAGAATGCAGACGCGGTACTTCTGCGTTGTACATACCCTGTAGGGTCTTGTACTTCTGGACATAATCTTCTTCAGACTTTGGCTCGTCTACCTTTTGCTCTTTCTCGGTAGCGGGCTGTTGTACACTCTGCACATTACTGTCGGCTGGTAGTTGCTCTTGTTCTGAATCGGCCTGATCTCCAGTTGCCTCTTCATTACCAGTGGATTCCTCCATCTGCTTGTAGAGTTCCTGTACTGCCTCAGTTTGTTTGCGAAGTTGTTCTGGAATTGCCATGTGTTACGCTCCTATCGGTGTGCGTTAATTAAGTAAGGCGAGTCATTATGACTTTGCCGCGATTGTAGGGGATTCTTTCACAAGCTTTACAAGCTCGTTCAACGTCTGACACCGCCCCTGATACAGTGTCGGGTTGTTAGTTGCAAACGGGAGCTGCTCTAATTCGTGTTGCCGCCACTGCTCCAACCACGTCAGAATATCTGGATGCTGGGTCGCAATAGAGGCAAGCTGCCGAATTATGTGTTGGTCGGGTTTAATCACCCTGCACCCCCCGTGTCACGGTTCATCACCGTGTTAGCCTGCATTCCCCCTTTCGGAGTGCCGTCAGGCTGCGTTGGTGTTGGCTGTTGCGCTTGGGCTTGCGCCTGCTGTGCAGCCATGTTTGCTTCTGATCGAAGCATGTATAACTCCTTCTCTCTCGAAGGAATAATATCGTCGACAGGCATCTGTAGCCCCTTAGCAACTTCCCTGAGGATAGCTGAGCGGCCTTCTTTACCAATGATCTCAGCGTCAATCGGGTTGGCTGTCGCGTTGAGGAACTCAATCCTACGTACGTTAACAGTCTCTTTAATCGCCAGATTGACTGTACCACGGGGCTGGATCTGTACGTCGCCTTTAATTGACTCGTCTGTATCGTAACGCATGTTGTATACGTACTGCCGATGTACAATAGGTTTAATTATATCGCTGTCGATGTGCATGACGATTTGCCGAATACCTTTACCAGCAGACCCCATGAGCATTGACAAACCGGATGCTGTTCGGCCAGCGCCTTGAACATCAATGTTGCCCGACACATACGCAGGGATACCTGAGTGGTCATCAGCAAGCATACTAAACTTTTCGTACACGCCAATTAATGTAGCCGCGTTGTCGTTGGGCTGGTTGAATCTAACCGCAGGCGCACTTGACCCCACAGGATCGTTTGTAACCTGCCAGATTTTCCAAGGGTACTGGTTGGTGATATCTTCGTTAGGTGGTATGCGCTCGACATTGACTTCGACCTGTGGGCCTGACGCAATGCCCATGTTGTTAACCAGTGCGCGGGCAGCTGCGTTACATACGCCCTGCACATCTTCGATAACTTCTGGTATACCGCGACCCCAAAACGCACCGGGGACTTTGAACAGAGATGTTTTACTGTATGGCTTCTCACCAAGAGGGTCGTAGTTCAGGATCGCTTTGATTACGTAGTTGCCAACTATCCATACGTTAGCATCATATTCCCTAGCAGGGTCGTCAATCTCTGCTTCATCCACGCCCCACTCAATCAGCATCTCTCCGCTTATAGACCCCCAAAACTCTAGGGCATCAAACACTTCGGTGGGTCGCATCTCAGTGTAGTACTTAGACTCTTCCTCATCCTTAGCCATTTCGTACGCATCACTGATCCAGCTCTGCCCATTACCGATCTCAAGCACTTTGCGAATAGCATCGTCATCATAGCCGGGTACACCAATCAGGTCAGCAAGCTCAGCCCGTGGCATTTTGTGGTGTTCGAATAGATAGCCGTCAGCAAAGTTGGTTATGCCGGGCTCGGGGTAGATATGGAATGGGTCAACACGCTCGTACTCAGGTGCAATAACTTCAGCGGCTACAGGGTTAGTCTTGCCTGTGGTTGGATCTACTTCCCACTTGAGTGTACGCTGACGGCGTACTATCGGCCCTTTAACAAAAGCACAAGGGAAGGTAACTAAGTCTGTGATAAAATCGTTAAATGCCTCGGGCCAACCACCTTGAGCAAACTGATCTTTGATTTTAAGTATCATACCATCAGTGCGGTTTTGTGCTTCTCGTAAGATCTTGAACCTGTAGTCCTGCGCAACCATTTCTTTTATTTCACGCAGCTCCTCGGGGGTTGGTGCCTGCATGGTTGTTTCGAGTAGCCTGATTACTTCTTGCGAGAATCCGTCTTGTATCTCCTGCACTGTAGTAGGGTCAAGAGTAGGGAGTGGAGTGGGTGACATACTCCACGGTGGTGTGCCTTCATCTAACAAAATATCACGCAGCCAGCTTTCTGCGGCTCGGCACTTGACATCAGTTATCATCATAAAGACTTCTGACCCACCCTGAGTACGTATAGCTTGTAGCTTCTCAGGTTCATACTCGCCGTTACGCTGGCGCATAGCCTTTAGCATTCTATCTTCAAGGGGTCGTTTAGCCACCCGTGCTGCTTCCCAACACTCTTTTAAGTACGCCGTTATACCAAGGATCAGCGGTTGGTTCTGACGCGCCTGAAGCTCAGCATCAGCCGTAGCTTTCTCCTGTTTAACTAGCTCTGAGTTAGGTACTACGCGTAAGAATGTCAGTCCGGCCATTAGCAAACCCTAATAAGTTTGTCGTTACTTACCAATATTCTACATGGTTATCAAGTGTTTGCAAATAAAAAACCCGGCTGAAGGGGGCCGGGTAAGGGGGGTGTGCTTTGGAGTGAACCTATGAGGTTGTGTGTAGTATATCGCAATAACACAAATACGCAAGCTATTGTTATACCAACTCTTCCTGCGGCCACCAATCGTCGCCAGCTTCTACACCTTCATCGTCTGGAGATGCGAATACCCAGCGACCGTCTTGAATCTGTTGTGGGATGGCCCAGCGTTCAGTTACCTGCTTCTCAGGCTGTGCCTCTCCGGTCTTGGCGTTTACGCCCACCTTAATGCAACCTATGTCCAGAGCCACTTGTGCTTCTGCGTCTAGGGCTTCTTGTTCAGTGTCAAAGATTCGGTATTTCATGGTTGCTCCTTAGAGTTCTTCTGAATCAGGTTTTACTAACAAATCTTTTATGTTATCAAAAGAATCAGTAATGTAGGAAACATTCAGCTTGTCCTGAAAAAGCCCTTTCGGGATTTCCGTCAGGATGTCTTCCATCAGGAACCAGCGCCCGTCAGTGAGTTGCACAGGGGCAAGGCGATGCTGCCCTTCTTGGTAGGCGATTAATTCCTGAGCGTCGTCGTTAGTGAAGATCAGGGCGTTCATGCTATGGCTCCGTCAATAGCAGTCATCAGTGCAG